GCCGGCCGACTGCACGGCTTGCGCCATGGCGAGTTGGTCTCGCGTGCGAATCTTCCGGCCGTGGCGAATGTCGGGAAGCATGGCGGGCCTTACTGCTCAAACATATCGTCGAACTTGACGACTGGGTAACGGAACGTGCCGTCCGAGAGCTTGATTTTCTGCCACCCGGCCGGGTCTTCGCGGTACTCGTGATTCCAGCCGCGGATGGTCCCGTCATCGTCTATGCGCCGCTGCTTCAGCACCACGTCAACAGAGAAGCATCGCGGGTCCGTCGCCGGCCTGAAAGACTCGTTGATGTCGCTGCCCTCGAACAGAAGCGTCTCGGGCTCGCAGCCCATAAACGTGGCTTCATTCACCTTGCCGATAAAGCCTCGCAGCTTGTCCCGTGGCGGATCAGCCAACCAGTCCCAATGAACGTTGTAGTCAATCGTTGGAATCAGGATGCGGTTCTGCGCATCCTCCGGCGGGACGGGCTTGTCTTCGTCGCCCGGGGTCGTGTCTTCGTAGTACGTTGACCGCCCTGGCACCGTCAGGAACTGCCCGGAGATTCGCGTCTTGAGCGTGAGGATGGTTTCGTCATCGTGATCTGGTACGGGAATCTGGCTTGGCCACGGCGCGCCCCATAGCGTGGTGCCGTAGCTCGCCGTGACTTTCGCCCAAGGGTATTGGGCCGTCGCGTCCCCGGGGTCGCTGATGTCGCCGGAGGCAAGGTCACCTTCCCCGAGGAACGGCTCAATCGCGACCGTCTGCGGGTAACTGGTCGCGTAGCCGGGGAACGCGCGGATAAAGAGCAGCTCCGCGAATGCGTTGGATTCCTCCCACGCCACGCGAAACACGCGGGTGAAGGCGTGCCCGTTGTGCGCGGTCAGTTGGGCCTTCGGTGAGCCGGTCAGTTCCTCGAACCACATGAGGCCGCTCCTAGTACGCCGGTTGCAGGTCGGCCGCGTTGGTGACCGTTACCTTGAGTCCGCCGCCGGAAGCCGCGTCGGCAAGCCGCGTGGTGGCCTCCGCCTGCTGGCGCTGCAGGTCCATCGTCTGCCGGCCTTCGGCTTGCTTCGCCGCTGCCTGCTGCATTTGATCCGCGAAGGCTGCGAGGCCGTAGAACTTGAACTTGTTTTCCGTGGAGCCTGCGCCCCCGGGCTTTCCTGGTGCGCCTGGCGCTCCGGGTGCGGGCGTCTCGCCGGGCGTTGCCGCCTCTTCCGTGCCCTCTGCCGTACCGCGTTTCTTCGCCTCGAATGCTTGCCGCCGCTTGTCCAGTTCCTTGTAGAGCTTGCTTAGCTCCGGCGTGGTCTTTTGAATTTCGGCCTGCACAAGGCCAGGCATCTTCTTGATGGAGTTGTGAAAGCCTTCGGTAAGCGGCGTCCAGTCGACGTTGAAGCCGTTGCCCGAGAAGAAGTCGAGCACCGCCTGCCAGATATTGCGGATATTCTGGCCAAGGTTGCTCATTACGGTCAGGATGTAATCCGCCGACGTAAACAGGATGTCGCGCCAGTTCTCCGCGAACCACGAGATGAGGTTGCCCATGTTCGTTATCGCGGCCGAGAAGTACGCCGGGATGTTCATCACGAATCGGAGGAACTCTTGCCAGCCAATCTGGAGGTAGAGCTTCCAGTTAGTGAACATGAACTCCATTTGCTCGTAGACGCTAATGCCGAAATCACGCATTTCCTCGACAGACTTTCCCCATAGGCCCGCCCATGCCTCATTGATCCAATTAACTGCGCTGGCGATTACCGAGACAACACCGCTGATGACCTCGTAAGCAATCTCGAAAAGCATTCGGTAATAAGCACCCTGCATTTTCAGCGATGCGATAACAGCGCCTCCGTAAAAGTCCCAAACGCCTTTGAGCCATGCGGTCATTGCGGAAAACTTTTCCGTAATCCAGGCGACCATGCTTCCCACCGCCGACTGCATCCACGCGATGGCTGGGCCGAAGTTGCTTTGGAATCCGGTTGCGGCGCTGCCCAGCCAGGTGCCCAAGGTTGCAAGGATATCCTTCAGGCGAAACGCCTCAATGATGCCAGCCCCGAAGTTCGCAAGCAGTGTCTTCAGGTTGCCCGTCACGGTACTCCACAGCCCGCCGCTTGTCTTCGCCAACTCGGCCATACCGCCGGCGTACTGGCCGCCCTCATCGGTCAAGCGGGCGATTGCCTTTTGCACGTCGCCAAAGCCAACCTTGCCCTTTGACACGTAGTCGGAGACCTTCGATTCCGCAATGCCCATCACGGCTGCCAGCTCGCGGGTGATCGGAATCCCGCGCTCTTGGAACTGGTTGATCGTGTCCATTTCCACTTTCCCCTTGGAGCCGATCTTGCCGTAGATGGCCACCAGGTCCTGAAGGCTCGCGCCGGAAAGCGCGGAAATGTCGCCGAGTCGCCGCATGGTCGGAATAAGGTCTTTGGCGGCCGTGCCGTATCCAAGAAGTCCCTTGGCGGCGGTGCCAAGTTCCATCTGCTCAAAGGGCGTCTCTGCCGCGAACTGGTTGATTTCGTCAAGCATCCTCTTCGCGGCATCGCCGGAGCCAAGCAACACACGGAACTGCGTGGCAAGGCTTTCCGTATCGGCCGCGAGCTTGAGCATCCCGCCGATACCAGCCCCAGCCCCAAGCGCACCCAGCCCGGCCGTGACAAGACCCATTGGGGACGCGAGCGACTTGAGCTTCCCGGCGAGACTGCCGATGCCGCCCATGATGCCGCCCATCCCCTTTTGCGAAAACTCCACGTAGGCTTTTGCGAGTTGGAAGGCCATGATGCTTGCTTATCGTTTGCGTTGGCGGTTGCCGTAGTATCGGGCGTGGTCGCGTTGCGTCATCTTCACGGTTCCGTGGTCGGGGCAAATCGCGCCCATGAAAATCGCCGCCTGATACAACGTCAGGCGGTCCACCGTTTCCGGTGCCCATCCGTATTGCTCGGCGAAGAACTGATAAACCGAAGGCCACCCACGGCCAATGGGCCGACCGTCGCGCGCCGGCGTCGGATCAGCCGTGGGCCAGATCAGTTTCCCAGGTCTTCCTCCCCGCTTGCCGTGTGTACCTCGGTTGCAAGCTGCTCAAGCTGCTTGTCTGCCTGTGCGCGCTCGACCAACGGCAACACGTCATCCGGCGTCTTGAACTCTTCCGCGTGGAACTTCTGGAGGCAGGCCCACACCTTCCACGCGAGTCCGCGAATGGATGCCTCGAACTCGCCAATCTCTTCGGCCGTCACGACGCGGGCCCGGCTTGCCTCCCGCATGGCCGCGCGCCAGATCGTGTCGTGCTGGTCGGCCGGAGCCGCCTTGCACGCTTCGACCGCGAGGGCCATTGGGTTCGCCTTGCTGGCCGCAACGTATGCCTCCAGGTCCGCGTACATGCCCTGTTGGATCGGAGCGAGCTTGTACGTCTTCTCGCCAACCGTGATTTCGCGGTACAGCTTTCCGGCCGTCCGCGCGTGTCCGTCGCTCATAAGGAAACCTCCTGGGAGTGCTGGGAACTCTGGTTGTCAGTCGGCCGCTAGGATCAGCTCCAAGCGCCGTTGGAGTGCCAGGTAAACGAGCCGCCCACCGGATCGCCCGTGTCTACGTCCACGTCCATCGAGACGCTTTCGATGATGGCCGGGCCGGTCTGGTCGGCGGACCCGTCGGGCTTCAGGTGGAGCGTGACCGAATCGCCCGCCTCCATCGCGGCGCTGCCTCCGGTCGGAATCTTGAACTCGACCGTGCCAGTTTTCTCGCGCACGCCTGCGATGGCGTTCTTCCAGCCGGCCGACAGGTTGGAGCCCCACTTGCCGACGTTCACCTTGTCCTCGATCGTGAACTTCGTGACCTCGTTGACGGCCGCGCTGGCGAGCAAGACCGTTCCGTCTTTTCCTGAGAATGCCGACATGGGCAACTCCTTATTTTCGTTGTCGCGTTACCACACCCGCCGGCGAATCCGCCGCGCGGAAAACTGCACAATGAACCGCCACGCGGGCTCTTCCGGGTCTTCCTCCCGGGCGCTGCTGGTCGTTTCGTGGAGGATATCCAAGAGCTTCGCCCCTGCGCCTAAGTCGATCTCTCGATTGCTCAGGGCATCCTCCAGGGCGTTCGCCGCTGCCTTCCCGGCCGCGTAGGTCGCCGCGTAGAGCGAGATACGGACGGCCACGTCAACGTATTGGCTATCGCTCGACCGGCCGGAGCCGCTTGCGCTGGGCTGCTCAATCGTGGCGTAGGGCATCGCGGTGCCAACCGGCACGCGACCGGCGTAGACGCTCGCTGCGGGCACGAGGGCCGTTAGTTCGGGATGCTCCGACCAGAGCGAGAGAATCGCTTGATTGATCGTCACCTGCCTACCTCCCCCTTGCCGCCGGTTGCGGCAAGCCTGCCAAGCATGGCGCGATGCTGCGCGAGCATGGCCGATAGCCAGGGCCTCGGGCGAATGCGCCGGGTCCCCAACTCCAGGTAGGCCATGTACAGGCCGTTTTCCTTGACGCCAACGCGGCAAGCCGGGTCGCGTGCGTCGCCGTTGAACTCCCAGACGATCTGGCTCTGACCGTGACCGGTGCGCTTCTTTGGCGCTTCGCCCGGAAGGCTTGACCGATCGTAGGTCGTGTAGCCGGACCCCTTCTTGCCCGCAACCGTGGTCCGCTTTCGCTTCCGTCGCGTGCCCGTGTTCGGGCGGTTCACCGCCGCGCGTACGCGGGCATGGAAGTAGACGGCGGCACGCTTCAAGCCCACGGCCGTCGCGTTGCGAAGCTGCCGGGAAAGTTCCTTGTCGCGGATGACGAGGGTAACGCTCATTCCGACACCTCCACGGCATCGGCCACGACGGCAAGCAAAACAGGAAGCGTGTCGATCCGTTCGGACTGCTCGTACCCGGTCACGAGGTAATGCCGGTCCGATGCGTCCACGACTCGCAGGTGAACCCCGCCGGCAATCAGGTCCGCGTCGATGGCCTCTTCAACCGTGATGCGGACTTCTCGCTTTACCTGGTCGGCTCCGAGTTGCACCTCCGCCGTTGCGTCGGTCGGTTGCACGCGAGCCCGTAGGCCCTCCGCAACGGCCGACCAGGTGGCAATAGCCTCGCCGTTGGCGTCCCGCGCGTACGTGGCTTGCAGGAGCGTGATGGCGTTATTCAGCCCGGCCTCGACTGCCAGGTCACGGCAGACGGCTTCCCACTTGTGCGACATCACCTGAAGGCGAATCGCAAGGATCGTCCACACGGACAAATGCCGATCCCAAATGACGGACCCAAGGGGCGGCTTCACAAGCGGCGTTGCCGGGTCGGCCTCCCACTGCCACACGGTATCCGACTGCCGCAGTTGCCCGTTGCTGGCCTCGACCTCCGCGGCGTCCACCTGCCCACGGTGCGCCATGGGAACCGATACGGAAGCTACGCCGGGCATGCGCAGCGTGATCGGCTCAAGGCCGTCCACCACTGCCGCAAAGTCCCCGCGCACGTCAAGCATCAGCTAATCCCCTGGCTGTGAATCTCAAACGGCTCTTCGCTGTTGGCCGCTTCGTCGATCATCGTGTTGAAGTCCTTGACCTCTTGGGCCAGCAGTCTCGCGTACTCCGTCCAACTGACCGTTTGCCCGTTGACCGTGTACGTGGGCTTGTGCGCCGTGCGCAGCTCGATCAGCAGATCGAGGGCCGCGTCCCTTGCGGTGGTCAGCTTGTCGGTGTAGTCGCTCAAGGACGGGCTCCCGCCGGGAAAGAACTATCGCGGCGCGGGCGTCCCAGCGCACCCGCGCCGCGGGCCAGCCATTTCTGACCGGCCTATTCCGCTCATGCGGCGGCGGTGCAATGCCGCTGCCAGGCGCGGGGTTCCATCACGGCGGCCGCGCCTCGCTCGGACGCCTTGAAGCGGACGATGACGTCCTGGTTGAACTCGGCCTCGCTGTTCTGCGGTGCCTGCACAACCGTGATCGGCCAGTTCTCCATGTAGGCGAACGCGCGGCCCGGATCGCCGTAGAACCAGTAGCCCTTGGCCGTGTCGGCGTCCTTCCCGAGGCCGCTGATGATCCGCCGGTACATGAGCCGGCTCACTTCGGCTCGCAATCCCATGCCGGCAAGCGGGTTGCCGCTCACCGTGGTCTGCGCGGCCGAGTCGGTCGCAACGCGAATCTCCGTTGCCGATAGAAGCCGGCGAGCCGTCATCGCCTTGGCCGGGGGAACGAACAGCACTCGCCCGCCGATCAGGACCGGCTCGCCCGTGTTCGGGTCCAGCATGTCGGCGAACAGTTGTTCCGCCGCGTCGATGGACTCCCAGTCCTTAAGCTCGTTGCTGAACTTGGCGTTGGTCCAGTTCCCGCCGGTGGCGTAGAACGTGTTACGCGCCGTCACGGCGGAATCGCTTGCCCGCTTTTCGCGGTAGTTGTTCACGGCCCCGATCATGACATCGAGCAGCCGCTTCTCCTTGTTGAGGCCCACGATTTCCCCAACCCTCGCGGCACGATCCAGGACCAAACCGGTACGGTCGAAGAAGATGGCCTCCTTCGTGACCGGGATGATGAGGCCGCGCTTCGTCGTGGCAGGCGTCTCCACGTACTCTTCGCCGAAACCGAACGTGGGGAAGTCCTGCCCCTCGCGGACGGTGAGCGGATCGTTCCCCGGATCGGACGCGAGCCCGACGCCGGGAATCTTCTCGCCGTTCAGGCGGGTCGGCCGGTTGGGCACGAGCCGCGAGGCAACGTACTCTTCGGCCTGGTAGGACGCCAGCAAGGCGCTGATGACCAGTTGCCCCGTGATGTTGGCAAACGCGGTCGAGTCTACCGCAGACGTGGCCTCCACGATCCGCGACGGGTCGAACAGGTCATTGACGCCGCGCCACCCCACGGGCTCGCCACCAACGTGGATCAGCTCTTCGGCCAAATCGCGGATGGAAAACTCCGAGGGCTGCACGCCGCCGGGCTGTCCGGTACGGCCGGCGTCCAGGGCTTCGCGCAGTTCCGCACGGCACTTGGCCGGGTCCAACCGCATGAAGTGGCCGAGTTGTCTTGCCTTAATCATTGGATATTCCTCGCAAAAATGGGTTTGGTTTTCAGGCGGTAGCCTCAAGCGTCAGGTGAGCGGTCAGCTCGACACGCCGGCGGCCAAGCCCTCCATGACGGCGCTCCGGATGCGGACCATCATCGACGTGCCCGCGACGGCCTTCTTCTCGCAGCAGCGGCCGATGGCGGCGTACTCGCCCGCGACTTCGACCACCTTTTGATCTTCCAGGGCGGTGCCCGAAGACGCTTCGACAGCGCCGATCAAGTCGCCAAGGTCGAATGTTGCCGACGCACACGGGAACTCGAAGTCCCCGGCGGTGGCAATGCGGATGTCATCCGTTTCGCCGCTTGCCGACGCCTGCTCGGCAACGCCAAGGAAGTTGTCGTGGAACTCCATCTGGTTGGCGAGAAGGTTTCCTTCGTCGCTCTGGAGCCCTGCCGGCTTGGGTGCCTTGGTGGAGCTGTCCAGGTACAGCAGGTCGCCGATCTCGATGACGGTGGCCGATGCCGGGGCCGCGAAGACCGGCTTGGTGTCGCCGCGGCGGTAACGCAACGTGTCGCTCATGATTTCCTCTCAGAAAACGGGGTACGGGTTTGATCAGTCGCCGGGGCGGCTGTCTTCCATGACGCCTGGTGGATCAGCCTCGCA